TTCTTGAACTTCAGGAAACATCGAAGACTACCCGCAGGCAGAAGGCTCGTAAGCAGAACGACCTGATCTATACCGAAGAGTTCGGATACTTCTGGGATGCCTATCCTCGGAAGAACAACAAACGCAGTGCTGCTCAGGCTTATCACCGAGCGGTAGAGGAACTCGAAAAGACAAGAGAGTTTGAAGGTGAGGGTGTTGATACACCGCATGAGTATTTGGTGTGTCGTGCAATCCAGTACAACGCAGCGTGGTCACCAGCTCGCTTAGCCAGCGAGGGAGACTACCGACAGCACGCATCAACTTGGCTGAATCAGGGGAGCTATCTACACCCTGAAGCATGGGGTGGATTTGCAGAGAATGTACAGAGAGGGCCAAAGTGGGAACCGACACAGGGTTAATCCTTAAACACTTCGCAGGCAGACAGGATGTCATTGCTGCTCAGAAACCTGGCGGTAACTTTCGTCCGTACACTCAGACTCCACCTAATGCGGAGGAGTTTGATAGCAACCACCGTGCAGGTAAACTGTGCTACGGCTTCTACCCACTGCGATCCGACAATACAGTCACACTCACATGTGTTGATATCGACAACCATGCTAGTTCACCGAATCCTGAGTGGATGGAAGAGGTCAACAAACTGTACTACTATTTGACCGAGCAGGGATTCCCTGTTTATGTCGAACACTCAGCTAACAGTGGCGCACACCTCTGGATCTTCTTCAAGCATCCTGTGGAAGCATACAAGCCACGAGCATTCTTTCGACTGGTAGCAAGCCAACTCGATATGGCTCTCACTGAAGTCTTCCCAAAGCAAGAACGCTTACGTGGTAAAGGCTATGGCAACCTGATTCGATATCCGTTCTGGAACAAGAGTCACTTCGTTGATGTCGATGAAGACTGGAAGCCAATTGATCTGGATGAAATTAAAACCGCTGATCCAGATGATATGCAGGAGTTCGCTGCACGATTACATACACGACTCATACCAGCTACACCTGTACAGGTTGATGGTGATCTACCCTCAGCCATTGCGACCTTCATACGAACCAACCCGAACGATTCTCTTAGCAAGCGATGGCATGGATCAAAGGAAGGATTGGCTGATGCCAGTAATTCGGGATTGGTGATGTCCATGACCAAGCTGGCTGTCAAGCGTCACTTCCCTACCGTTGATATCGAACAGATGATTCGTGTTTGGTGTTATGAGAATCGGTACGAGAAAGGTAGCAGAGATGATTGGGTAATTGGTACAGTCCAGAAGGCTTATGTTTATGTTCAGGAGAAACCTGCCAGCCATCACTCACAGTCTACGATCCACGACTGCTCAAACCACTTCCTAGATCTACTGGGGACACAGAACTATTACAGCACCGGAATTTCCTCGTTGGATCTCGCTGGCTTACGCATCGCTGCTGGTGAGATGTGGGTGTACGGAGCGAGGCCAGGGATGGGGAAAACTGCTCTTGGCTTGCAGCTGCTTTACCACAACTCAAAGAACGGTGTGAAGACGCTCTTTCTATCCGCTGAGATGGGTGAGTACGAAATCGGCAGACGCAACGTGCAAACCATCGTCGGTGGTTTCGAAGATGAGTGGGTGCAGGACAAAGCACTGGTTCGACGCAAGCTGGAAGCCTACTACAACACCGATGGTGTGGTTCCAACCCAGTTTAGGATCGTCGGTACAGTCGAAGATTGTGAGAACGCTATCAGATCCAGCGTCAAAACACATGGTATCCAACTGGTGTGTGTTGATTACATCCAGCTGCTCACAGGTGACGGTACAAACCTCTACGAGCAAACCACCAACACAAGCAAAAGATTAAAAGCCATCTGCCGTGACTATGGGGTCGCAATGCTGACACTCAGTCAGCTCGTGCGTGACGTAGACAAACGTGACAAGTTGGAGATGAACCTCAGTGACTTAGCTAACTCAGGTGGTATCGAACGTGATGCCTGTGGAGTAGCGACCGGATACTGGTGGGCGAAGAGCAACGACCCTAGTGCAGATAAGACCGCATACGATGTGTTTCTCCTGAAACGCAGAAATGGTCCGGTCAACCGAAACAAAGTACGAATTGATTTTGATGGATCAAGGCAACTATTTAGTTCAAAGGAGTGAGCAATGCCTAAATGTAAATGGTGCGAACGCACTTACCACTATGTCGCACAGTTTGAGGAACTCTGTGATACCTGTCACAGGAAGTATGTCGAACGGCGAGACTTCGAATGTGATGTCAACGGAATGCCAGCGGATGATGCGACTGAAGAGGAGATCTGGGCATTGTGTTATCCCAGAACTCATGAGGCTGAAGCAATCATTGATGCACGTATTAAACGTGTCACTAAGCAGATCCAAAACACTTGGAGTGAGGAGCAACGCATTAGTAGGTCAGTGCAAAAAAAAAGAACGAGGCGAGTGTCTCGAAATCAAGTCAATTGGGCAAGGGCGAAAAGGAAATGGTCAGGTGGCTCGAATACATTGGTAACCTCTGGTTTTTTGGAATGAAAAATGGGTAAAGCATCAAGAGACAAAGGCAAAAGGGGCGAACGGGAAGCGGCAGCTATCCTGAACCGAATGTATCCGAACTGCAATGCGTATCGTAGCCAGAAATTTTCAGGCGCGAACCATGACGCTGATATCGAATGTGATATCGATGGGATTCATTTTGAGGTCAAACGTCAGGAGCGTATGCAGCTTTACAAGTGGATGCACCAAGCTGAAGCTGACAAACGATACAGCGAGATCCCTGTTGTGTTGACCCGAAAGAATCAGGAGGACTGGCTGCTGGCTGTGAAGCTGGATGACCTGCCCGCATTGATCGAAGCATTTAATGAACTTGGAGACACATCATGACAGATCCAGAGATCCTAAGTATTCCAGCTAACTGCTTCACGATTAGCTATCAACCCGACTCAGATCGCATGTCTGTGTTTGGGAAGCCAGATGGAGGTCCGAATATTGTGATTCACTTCACGGTTAAAGATGCAGGTTTCTTCCATCATCAGTTCTCGGAATTCCTGGAGAATAATCGTGCCAGATAACGTGAATCATCCAGAGCATTACACTCAGTCGAGACTCGAATGTATTGATGCCATCGAGGGGCTAGGTCTGGACTTTCATCAAGCACAGGTGCTGAAGTATGTCTATCGCCATCGCTATAAGAGTAGCGAACTTGAGAAGCAGCTTGAGGATCTACACAAGGCTGAGTATTACCTAAAACGATTGATCCATCTGGCAGAAGAGCGGATCGAGGAAAGAGATTGCATATGAATTGCTGGCACTGCAAAGCTGAACTGATATGGGGTGGTGACCACGATTACGAGGATAGCGACTCGTTTGACATTATGACGAACCTATCGTGCCAAGGCTGCAATACCCATGTAATCGTGTATCACTCATTTACCCCTGATGAAGATTAACCAAGCCTCGCTGACACATGAATGCGAATGCCAACAGCCTTGGCCATCTGGTACAGCTTATCCCATGACGGCTCTCGCTGTCCTAGCTTGAAGCGACTCCACATTGCTTGAGTGAAGTTGCCTGTTTTCGCGCATGCTGTGTTGATGGAGATTCCTTTAGCCTTGCGAGTCTCTTCGATGAAGTCTAGCAGTTGCTGTTTAGTTTCAATTTTCACGGATCACCTCACATCTCTTCAGGATCTTCCACACGTTGCTGCGTGTCCAACCATTGCCAGACCTGCTCGGAACACCATTGCGGTTGAGCGTGGCTGCAATGTCAGAGAAGCCCTTTCCTTCACTTCGGTAACGGCGAATCTTACGCAGTATCGGATGCTCGTGTAAACAGGGAATCAACTTGGAATCATCTTCAGGATCTGTCGTGAATCCGAAAGGCAGATTGGCTGATAACCTCCGACCCTTCTTGCGAAGATAGTGCATCGAACTGCGAGTACGCTCAGCGATTGTCTCACGCTCCCACTGGGCAATAGTCGCAAACATGTTAGCGATCATGCGACCAGCTGCGGTGCTTGTGTCAATCGAGTCGTAAACACTGATGAGAACCTTCGATGATTTGTCGAAGATCTCCATCAGGTCGCACCAGTCACGAACAGACCTTGAAAGCCTGTCGAGCTTGGTAATTATCACGCCATCAATGTCCTGTGTTTTCAGGGCTTCCAGCACGGCTTGTAACCCTGGGCGATCAGTGTTCTTTCCACTGACTCCCTCGTCTTTGAATGTGTCAACAATCTCGTGATCGTGCAGGCCAGCAAAGGCACAGGTCTTTTCAACCTGCGCCTCGATGGTCTGCTGATCGCCAGTGCTAACCCTTGCGTAGGCGATTAATCTCATTCCAGTACCTCCCCGTCTTCAAGAATCGTGTAGCCTTTGGAGCGTATGAACTCCAAAGCATTAGCCTCAAACTCGTCAATGAAACCGCATTGATACTGCTCGGGGACATCTTCGAAGCTCTTGACCTCAAACAAATCAGCAGTTTCCTGCTCACCATCCTCAACGCTTTGGTAGCCGAGTGATTCAGCGAACCAACAGGTTTCAGCCCAACATTCGTAGTTGTAGACTTTCTTTGTGTCAGTCATTGTGAATCTCCTAACGCTGAGCCTGAACGATTGCACGTTCAGCAGCTTTGAATGTTCTAAAGTATTTACGAGTCAGCCATGTGTAACCGTAGCCATCACCTGAATCGATGAAGACTAGGTATCGGGGCGACAGGTACTTAGACCGCTCCTGCTTTGATAGCTTCTTGTACGGCCTTGGGAGCAAGAGCGACTCTGTGTAAACAATCTGGTATTGATCATCCACAGTCGTCCAGTACCGGCGTTTTGAAATCAAGTCTGTGACTCGCTTCGTCCTTTTTTTCCATTGCATCGTGTGCAATCCTCATTCGTGCTATACTCGTGTTGTGACTGATCCTTTCGAGGCTTTCCTTCGGGAAAGTTTGGTTTGTCACTGAGGTCAGACGGCACGTTTCGTCTGGCCTCGTTTTACAGGTCACCGCTGCGGGTATGATCCGCATATGCTCCAACTAGCGCGGTGACAGTCTTAGTTACTTCTCATCTTGCTTAATGTCCTTCGGTTTCTTCCTAAGCCTAAGGCTAGTGTCTACGTACATGTCGTCGAACCAACTATCTAATATCATTGCTATTTCGTAGGCCTGTTCATCTGCTTCTTTACCGCTCATAGTTCTGATCCTTTCGAGATCGGGGTTAATTGTTCTGTTCGTCTAGTTCTGAATCGAGTTCACGCAAATCCTTCTCAGCGTTTTGAAGTGCTATTTGGAAGGCCGGTGTTTGATGTTCTAAAAACAGCTCCCGCATCATATGTCGGTGGTATTTGT